GTTTCCCAGTCACGATCCAGGCAGCCGCCAGCGTAACCGGGTTGATTTCGTCAATCGTGAAATCCCACGCTCCTGCCGTCGCCGTGTTGATCGTGATGCCGCTGCCGCTCGATAGCGTCAGGGCCGCGCTAGTCGCCCCCTCCAGCCAGACTTCCATTTTCACGGATGACAGGTCTTCCGTCGTCCCGGTGGCAGTCAGGTTGATTCCGGGGAACGTGTCGCCCTTCGTCACCGTCGCCAGATCCTTGTTGCGTGGCTCTAGGTTCATGGCTCAGGATGACTTGGCGACAACGGTTACTTTCACCCAGTCGCCAGATGCGCTAAACGTGAAGGCCATCGTTCCTGCTACCTTCAACGGACACAGCATCGGCGGCAGACCCACAACGTCCTCAAAATTTATGTCAGCGTTTGAGTCGTCGCTGGATGCAACCGCAATGTCGTCTCCGGAGCCCGTCAAACTCCGTTCAATCAAGATCGCGTAGCCGTTTACAGCCGTTGCTAGCGCCACTCCTTCAAAGTCGTTCCCGTCGCCATCGGTGACAGTCGGAGTCCCGGTCGTCTGGGCCACGGCACCGCTTGTCAGCGTTAGGGTCGCCACGTCGCCATTCCCCGTCGCCGTCACCTTGAACGAGTAACAGATGTCGGCATCCGTGAATTCCGTGGTCGTGTTTGCGACTCCGACCGCTGCCGTGCCGGTCACATTCGTCCCGGCAGGGGTGCCTGACGCTCTCAGGCCGGAATATGCCGCCGCTGCACTGATCGTTCCCATGACGCAAGCTAACTACAAATGCACTTGGTTTGCAATACCGAACTTTCAGGGGATTACGCCCCATATTCCTCCAGGTGGGTCACGGTCTGCTCAACAAGCCCAGCCGGAGAGTCCGCCGGATCAACGTCCCCGAGGAACAACCCATCTCGCCAGTAAAGCACCTTTTCCTCGGTGGCTCCGGTCACGATGATAAGGGCGTCATTCCCGCTCAAGTCTGCCGTGCTATAAACGATTTTTTCGACGGTCAGGTTGAGGTCTTTGACCGTTGGAGCGGCCCCCGCTGCGAGTGATTCAATCAGGCCATCCTTGACCGACATGGTGATCTTGCTCGCATCGGTCACGGATTTGACGTAACTGTTTCCGCGGACTCGAATTGTGTCCGCGTCTCCTGCGTCCGAATCTTCGCCGTCTTCAGTGGTAACGTAAATCTGTGGCGTCGGAACGGTTAAATCTTCGTCGGTGTAGAGGTTCCTGATTGTTCTTAATTTGGACGTGCCGTCTGGATAATCCTGCACGTCCAAAGGATCGCCACTCCCATCCACAGGCTGCACCCATACCTCATTAGCCCCTCCAATGTTCTCGTTATTCTGTCGCGGAATGGCTTCGGTGTCCGCCTCTTCCACGTCAACCCCGTGCCCTCCTTTTACTGACCGGAAGCGATAGGTGTTCGCTGATGTGTCACGGTCCTTCCAGATATTCGCTCCGCCTCCGATGTTCTCTCCCATCCACAACGGCGGCGTGTGAATGATCGGACCGCCTTGCTGCACCTGCTCAACCGACACGATCTCCGGATCGCCGCCGTCGATGTCCAGCTTGGCAAGCGGGTAGTAGTACACCCCGTCCGTTCCGTCCGTGTCGGTATCGTCCTCGGGTTGGTTGTGGGTGCCGGTTTCCGACTCGGTCGCTGCAACGATCGTCACAAGCAGGGTCTCCGCTGGTGGCGTGGCTGGCGGATCCGTCGGCTTGACCACGTCCAGGTGATCCGTTTCGACTTTCAGGAACAGCCCTTGCCCGTTCGTCAATGTGATGGTCTGCGTTGACTCTGGAGGCAATGGTGTGGCTGTCCCCTCAACGTCAATCGTCGGAACAATCGACTTGAGGGCATCCGATCCCGATGCCGCATCGCGGATCAGGAAGTATCCGCCTCGGACTGTGACTTGGTAGGTTGCTGCGCCGCTGTCGTAGGTGGCCCCGGAGACCTTGAAATGAGAAGACGTGCCGCCCCCTGCCGTTCCTGACGATGACTTGATATGGATCGCGGTTCCGCTCGGTGTCCGCACCAGCCTCCCGCCGACAACGCTGGTAATGCGTGACGAGCGGATATAATTGAGGATTTCCCGGATAGTGTCCTTAACCGGGCGTCCCTTGATCGGTAGGCTTGGAAATTTCATGACGGTGCGGTCCAGAAAATGGCGTCTCGATCAATCAAAACCTTCTTCGCTCCGATCCACTCTTCCACCCGCTCATGCCGGGTCTGTCCACCTGTCCTGATGTCCCGGTCTGCCGTCTTGCGCCACTCGTAGCCGCTCGGGCCATTCGCCTCGCTTGGCGGGTTGTCCTTGGTCCCCACGTCGGTGCCTGTCGCACCTCCGCCGTCGGTAAAGGTGGTCGTGACTCGCACAATCGGTGCGTAATCCTCGAATGTCTCTTGCCCCAGCTCGTAACCTCGGGCAAACATTTTGCCGTTTGTGGACAGCGTGACCTCCCCCGATCCGGCGTCGAATTTATAGACCTTCCGCAAGTCCACGTCGGTCTCGTTTTTCCACAACTCGATTTCCGCGATGTCCTGCGATGTCAAAACGTAGGTGCCGCCGCCTGCAATCGCAAACTCCGGGTGCTCATACATGGGCCGGGTGAAAAGTTCCCAATCCGTCTCATACGTCACTTCGCCCGTACTCGCACCCTGCCCGCCGCCGTTCGCTGATTCGCTGTATTGATATTCACAGACAATCCGCATGATTGCGCGGTCTGTCCCTTCCAGCGGGTTGACTGTGGACATTGCCACGCGCCCCGGATAGCTGCCCCATGTTTCATTCTGCTCGGGTCGCTGATCCTCTAGGGCGCTCTGTGGCCCGACGTATTCCAAGACAGTCCGATAAGAGCGTTCCGTGTTCTCCGTCTTCGGAAAACCCGGTCGCTTGTATGTCGCTACTACAAACTCCAGTCCCATATTATGCCCAGGTTAAAACCCCTCCGGTTTCGGCCCGCTCCAGCGCGTCACGAATCGAGGTGAGCAGGCTTTTAACTTCCTTTGTCTCATTGTCGCGGTAGGTCGCGCCAAAGCTCAGGCCACGCGCCTGCATCGCGTTGACTTCCGCGCGCGTCTGCATGAAACCGGCGTCTTTCTCGGTATCTTCGATGTCGGCATCCGCCTCGATGTCGTAAGGATCCCGATAAAAGTCATTCTTCATCCAGTCGGGCGGCTGGCTCATGAATGTCCCGAAATCAGCGACAGGGTTTCCGATGCCTGACGCCGCATCTTTCCTTGTCGCTGCCCGCTCTTTAGATTGGGTGATAAGCTTGGCAATCTCGGCGTTGATGCGGTCTAGCTCTTCCTGATTCGCGTTGATTCCGGCTTCGGCGTATTTGTCGAAGGCATCGTTAAACGTGGAATATCCTCCCAGATAATCCTCGTCGAAAAGAGCGTTGAACGTCGAAGCAAACGCGCTCAACTCGTCGCTTTGCTGGAGTTGGAGCATCGCTTTCTCACCGTGAAGCTTGAAAATTTCCCACGCCGTGCCGTCTGTGATGCTTTGAAGCGCCGTTGCTAGCGCGTCTCCCAGATTCTCTCCAAGCGTCGTGAAGTCCTTGTTGTTCACTGCCTCAAGCCCCGGCAAAAGCTGGCCGATGATTCCCGACGTAAAACCGGTGAAGAACTGGTCGGACTTATTCGGTAGCCTGCCCATCAGTGTATCAGCTCGCTCCATGGCTCCGCTGAACTCCTCCATGATTTCGGGCATACGCCCAAGCGAGGCGTTCACATCCTCCAACGTCGATCCCTTGAAGACCGTCAGCAGCTCGCCACCGGACCTCCCGAAAATGTCCATCGCAACCGCCGATTGCTTGGTCTGATTCTCGACTTCCTTCAGTGCCCGGCCAATCGTGAAAAACTGGTCTTCCGGGCTCATCTCCATGAGCTTGGCCGCGCTCAATCCAAGGTCGGCAAAGTAGTCGAGCGTCGTGCCTGGTGCCTGCGATGCCTCGTAGATGGCCCGCTGCATCTTGTTGATGTCCTTGCCCGCCGTCTCGGCTCCTTTGCCCGCGTCCTTGTAGGCTTGGCCAATCTTGATCAGAGACCCCACAGCAACGCCAGTCTGACTGCTCATGTGGTCAAGCTCGGCACCCATGGCAATCGTCTTCTTGGTGCCCACGGCAAGACCCGCAGCCATCGCGCCGACCGCAACCGCTCCAGTCTTCAGAGCCATGCCGCCGAACTGCGTCAACTGCCTGCCGGCATTCTTCAGACCGCGACGGAATCGCGCATCCTTCAAACTCAACTCAGCGTAAATGCCTCCGATTTTTCTACTTGCTGCCATCTGTATTGCTTCTTGCTGCCATTGCTCGGAATGCCTTCTTTAGCTTCTCTTCCTGCTTCTCCGGGGTGTCTTCTTCTTTCGCAAACTCTGGGAGGAAATCTTCAATGGTGAGTCGGCCCCCACCCTTCCGCTTCATGCCGCCAGCCATGGCAATCGTTAGTTCCAGTGATGCTTGGCGCTGCGCGATCCGCTTTTCCTTTTCCTTCCATGCTTTGACGTATTCGGTTGCTTGTCTCGGGTGACATTCGCCCCATTCATCGGCGCTGATTCCTAGCTCTACTTGCGCAAACGCCCTTTCTTGGAACTCGTTTTTTTTTGCTTCGAGGGGAATCGATCGGTATAGACCCCAGAGATCGCCGCAAAGATTGCTTCCCCTTCCTTGTCGTGATCGATGGCTACAAACAGTGCTTCCGGGTCGGGATACTTCGCAAAGACAGCCGGGGGCAGGAGTGCCCACAATGCCTTGCAAAGCGCCGTTGCCGCCGTGCTTGGGTTCGTGAACTGTTTAGGCGTCGGCTCGCCTCCACAGTCGCCCACGCGGAACGCGAACCGCTTGGCCGCGTCCTGCGTCCAAGCCAGCTCGACCTCCTGCCCTGCAATGACACAAGCGTGAGCCATTACGAGTCAGCCCAGGTAATTGCTCCGGTGATCTTCAGCGAGCACGTAAAGCCCACAGTGTCATCAAGCGGCGAAGTCGTGCTGAATCCACCGATGATCGCGTTGAAAGTAGCGTTCGAGCTGTCCGAGAAGGTGACAACCACAGCAGCGGATACGCCCGCATTCCCGCGAAGTTGGTCTTGCCCGGTGTCGCTGGTGTCAAACTTGCCGGAAAGTTCCAACGTCCCACCGTCCTTCAGCCCTCCGACAAACTCGCGGAACCCGCCGCTGGAATCGTGGGAAGTGGTGTCAACAAAGGTCACTTCCGTGCCGTTGATGCCGATGTCAGTCAGGCCGCCGACTGCATTGGTAGCGACCGAAACCGTAGTTCCGAATGATTTGATTTTAGCCATTGTCTCTGTTTGTTAGTTGAGTTTGCTTGCGCCGATGTAATCGAGGATTTCCCCGAAAAGGTTTGTCTTGCCGTCGTGCTGTCCGCGTCGGTCGGAGTAGCGGAACGAAACGCCGGAATAGCCGAGCAGGGTTTGCCCCTCTAGGACTGTGTTGATCGTGTTCCCGAGTTGGACCGCTTCCGCCTTCGTGTTTGCCCAGGCGCTAAACTGGATGAGCGGGAATTCAACGTCTCGCCCGCCGTCGTGGGCTGTCTCGCCGCCTGTGGTAATGGTCTGAAAGACGATGTAGGGCGCTGCCGTCGAGGCGTCAGCGACATCAGCCCACACGCGGTCCCCGACGAGAGCCGCAATCCGGCTGTCGGTCGTCAATGTCGTGTAAACGTCTTCCTGATAGCTCATAGCCTGCTTTTGATTCGCTTCGCTGCCCGGTGTAGATACTTCTCGTAGCCTTCCGCCATCGCGGCCACGATCTCGTTGCCTGCCGATTCCGCCGCTGGACGCATGAACGGCTTTGCCGAGCTGTGGCTGGTTCCATATTCCACAAGGTGGGAATACTTGGTCGGGTCGGAAAACACGGTCACTCCATCGCGTTCCACTTCCTTGCCGCGTCCCTTTCTTGCTCCGATTCGGGCGGTGGTCTGCCCCCGGACCTTCTTGACGTTGGTTCCCAGACTCTTCTTTAGAAGCCCCGACTCAATCGCAACCCGGCCCTTTGCAGACTTCAGGATGGGTTTTGCACCCGCCCTGAGAACAGCGGTCTCGCCGGAACGCTTCATTTCGTCAGGTAGCCGGGAAAGTGCCCGGTTCATTTCCTTGATTCCTGTCAGTTTCATGCCGTCAGGGATTTGATGGACCTGCATTTCAAGATTAGGCGGTCTTTCACGCCTTCCTCCTCGATGCCTTCGATGTTGTAGAACTCCAGCTTGTAGAGAACCCGGTGTCCTTCCGTCGTGAATGCCGGGTGATAGCGCACCCGAAACGCCTTCATGTCGGTCTCCCGCTCTGCGTCAGACAGAACGCTTTCCGCTGAACGATGCGTCAACAACTCAGCCCAGACCGTCAGCAGGTCAGACCACGATTGCGAACGCCCCCCCATAGCATCCTTGGACAGTGCGCGGGCCTGAATGGTCAGCCGCCGATTCATCTTTCCGGGATTGCCAGCCATCAGAACCACCCTCCTACTCGTTGCGCTGTCAGCAGCGTGTCGAGCGTGAAAGGAATCTCCTTACACGACGCGAACGCAACCGGCATCCGGTTTTCGTAAAGTTGAGCAACCAGCAGCTTGACCGCATGCCGGTGCATCGGGCCGGGAACATTCGACCCGGCGACAAATTCGATCTCGATAGCATCCGCCCGGTCGTCCACCGATGGCGGGCTTTCCTTGATCTGGACGATTCCCGGCTCTGCCGCCGTAATCACCCGGTAATCCGCCGTGTCCATCGTGGTAAGCGATGCCGCATCCGGCGCGTAGTATTTGACACTCGTCACCGAAATCAGCGGCGAGCGTTGAAGCGGAATCACGTAAAGCTGACCCACAACCAGACCCTTCAGCGGGTCGAAACAGTCGAGAGAACCAGCCGTGTCGGTGAATAGCGACTCCCAGCTTGGCGCTGTAATCTTCCATGTCGTCTGCGTGGAGCTGCGATTCGTCACAGAGTCCACATACTCACGCGCCACAGAGACCAGACCGTTGATGTAAGCCACATCGTCAGCCGAATCCACCCGCAAGTGCTCCGCTGCCTCGTCGTAAGTGACGGGCTCTGCGGCGGGGCCTTGGGTAATGGAGTATTGCGGGCGCATTTACTTCTTCGGCGCTTTCTTCGCTGCCTTCTTGGCAGTGTTGACGGTCGCTGTCTCTGCTCCGGTGAGTGGAGAAGCGGCGTTCTCAGCGCCGCCAGCGGGAACAATATCACCACTAGCGAGCAGATAGGCGCGATCCTTGTCAGGCACTTCAACGGAATCACCGGCAGAACAGGCCATACCGCCGATCACAACAGAGCGTGTTGCTTTGAATTTCATATTAAAAGTAGGGTTGAGGGGAGGGGCAGTAGTCGCCGCCCCTCCCCGTGATTCATCCCGGATTAAGCTCCGAGCGCATCGAGCATCGCGGCAAACGATTTCGGACGGACAACGCCGCCGTCGTAATAGCAATTTGCCACCAGCGTATAGAGACCGCTGATTGCGTTTGTCTTGTCGCGGACAAGCTCAAGCGAGATTCCGCCCCAGTAGGCCTCCACGAAATCGGCAAAGTTTCCGTAGAAGATGGCGGAAGCCACAGCCCCAGAAGACCCCTTGGTCAAGGTCCGGCTGATCGCGTTGGTGAACTCCGCATCGTAACCGTTGATCGAACCGTCACGGAGAATCCAACCCCGATCAGTGCCTGAAGTGTTCTCAAGCGTCTGCTTCAGCTTCTTGCGAATCTGACCGTTGGAAGCATAGGCAAGCGATCCCATGTTGGCATTCTGAGCGTCGACCGCTTCTTCCAACTCCAGCATGTGAGCGTAGGTTGGAGCCGCGCCGTCAGTTCCGCCAGCCACCGAGCCAATGCCCGAAGTTCCAGCGATGCCGGTCGGCTCGTTGGTGCCTCCACCGTGCCAGAATGCCTTCTCACGAACGGCGCTCATTTGCGAGGTAAGGTGCGAACGAAGCAACGACTCAATCGCAACCGAAGACTGCTTGAGAAGCTGCTCGGAAATGTCGATGTGAGCCGGAAGGCGATTTGGCGACAACTGAAGCATAGCAGTCGTAGGAGAAACCTCGTCGGAAGTGGCATTCTCTGCCTTCTTCGCTGGGTCAGTCCCAGCCACAAGACGCGGAAGATCCAGATTGCCGGTCAAGCCCTCAAGCCGGGTTGCACCCAGCCCGGAGATAACCGAAGCGTTGAAGAAGTCATCCAGCAAGCCGCGCTTGTCGGTCTGAACGGTCATTCCCCCCTGATCGCCAGCGGTGGAAGTGGTGCCCGTCGCCGTAACATCACGCTGTTCACCGCGAACCATCAGGCGCGGAAGGTGAATGCCTCCAGTCTGGATGCCGATTTCACGGGCTTCCTTTTCGCCTTCCTGCACCATTTCAGCCTCGATACCGTCAAGCGGTGTCACGCTGGTTCCCTTTGCGGAGCGGTGAAGGTGATTCAGAAGCTTAGCAAAGTCGAATTGCGCCTTATCGCGCTTTTCTTGCTCGCTCAAGTCCGGACCTTTCTGGCTGAGATTCGCAATCATGCGGGCCTCTTCCGTGATGTCCTCGTTGAACTTCTCGATCTCAGTATTGAGACCCTTCAGTTTGTTCCGTTCTTCATCCGAGAAGCCGCGCTTTTCCTCGCTGGCTTTATCGGTGATCGACTGGGCCTCTGTAAGCTTGGCCCCGCGTTGCTCATTGAGCGTTTTCAGCAGTTGTGACATGGTATTGTCTTTCTTTTTGTTGTTGGTGGGCGGGTATCATTTCCCGAAGCGAGCTGCCCAGTCGTCCACTTCGGAGATTTCTTCTTTTGAAGGTGTTTCAGGATCTTTCGTCGGGCTGTCTTCAGCCTCTTCCTTGCGGAACTCCTGAAGGCTCCTCAACGCAACCGTTGCGTCGGGATAAGCCGGGAAAGTCACTGGTGAGACATCAAACAAACGGGCAACCTTGGAGATTGTCCGGGTGACGATGCTCGGCCCGTCGCCTTCCCTTTTTTCCTCCCAGTTCTGCCCGTCCTTATCGACTCGGAAGGAAAAGGATGACTGATCCACGTCGCCGCGTTCAATGCTTGTCCTCAGATCGCGGCCCGCCTGCGTGTCTGGCGCGTCGAATTCATACCAGAGGCCAACCTTATCGACTCCGATTTCAAGCGTTCCCTCGCCATTCTTGGAACGTGCCAAGATGTGATTGGCGTCGTGATTCAGCAGAGCTCGAACGTCGTCCTTTAGAACGTCGTCAAACGCTCCCGGCTTGATGATTTCGCGGAACTGCCAATCCTCTGTTCCCAGGTTTTCAGACAGTTTATCAAACTTCGCCGCATAACCGCGCACTTTGGGCGTGTCTCCATCATCTGCGGCAGCGCGAACCTCTACACTATCCGCTAGGAAACGGTTTTCGCGCTCTGGAAATCTTGCTTGCTTCTCTTTCATAATTCGTCGTCTGGGACGGGTTCAAGTTCCTTCTCTTTCTCAACCGGCGTTCCTTTGGATGAACTGTTGAGTGGCAAGCGGTAGTCGTCGCCGCCGTCTTCAGCGGAGATAGTCGGCTCGTCCAGCTTGCGGCGGATGTCGTTGACGCTGTAAATCCCGTTGTTGCGCATGGCGCTGAAGTAAGCCGCCGTGTCCTTCCTCGACACGCTTGCTAGGCCGTCCCGGTCAAAGCGGAAGTAGAACCCCGCTTTCTGCTCTTCACTTGAAAGCAGAGACTTGTTCAGTGCCTCCTCGAAAGCCGTCAGATGCGGATCGAGACAGAAGTTAAGGAAACCAAGCGTCATGGCTTCGATGCCGCTGCCCCATGTGGTCGTGGATTCCGTGTCCCCGATCAGGAACGGCTGGACTCCATAGAAGCGGCAAATCTCCTGAAGCTCAAACCGCCGCGACTCGATAAACTGCGCGTCCACCATCGACATCCCGTTCGTCTGCTTGAAATCGAACGTCCCATTGAGCACCGGCACCCGGCCCGTGTTACGAATCCCCGCATAGTTCTTGTTGAACTCGTCCCGCGCTTCGGTGATTTGCTCGGGCGTTAGGTTTGCGTCGGTCGTGAGAAAGCCGGGAAACTGAGTGCCATTCTTCATCAGTTGGCCTGCCGATGAAGTCTGCGCCAGCGCCGTTCCGATGGTCTCGCGCATCAGCGTAATCGGGGACATGCCCGTGAGCCCGTCCCGCGAATCCCCTTTGACATGGATCACATCTCCACGGGTCAGCCCGGAGCCGTGCCCCTCGATGTCATAGACCGGGAAACACTCCCCCGTGGGACGCACCGCGATCTTCGGCTCCACATCGCACGGTGCCACCCACTGGATGGCCCTCGGTCGGTAAGCCTGATCCCGGAAGACTCGGGCGTAACCATTTCCGCCAAGGCACTTGCCGGTAAGAATCATCTTCTTCAGCTCAAACGGGGTGTGGAGGTCGCTCGGGTTCTGCGTCAGAAGCTCGACCGCCGGATGGTTCTTGATGATCTTCGGCCCCTGCTCGGTCTCCTGAATCAGCTCAAGCTTCAGCTTCGCGATCTGCTCGGCAATCAACCGAGTGCAGGCCACGACGGCCGGGACACCCATTGCCGTCCGCTCGTTGACGGGTGCACCGCTGGACGATGGAGCGCCTAAAATCTGAAAAATCCTGCCGTGCTTAATGTCTCCGGTCGTAATCATTTCCGACCGCTTCTCAGGCAGCTTCGCCCCCGCTGGCTCAAGCCGTGTTACGGGCTCGCTCGGCGACGAAACCCCCGACCGCCCCTTGCGGTCAGAGGCTCGTAGCCATGAGTTGAAACCGAACACGCCCGCTCTTAACGCAAATTACGTGCAATTGCAAGAATTATGCGGTTGTAAATAGTCTGGAGAAGCAAGTTTTTGGTGCTAGGCATAGGTCATGCCCGAACGGACTCCGAAGCGATGGAAGGCACTGCAAGCTTCCGGCTTTGTTCTAATTATTGCCGGTGCCGCCCTCATCACCACAACCCGGTGGGGGCTGTTCATCGCCGCCGCCGGACTAGCCCTACTCCTGATCGGTGGCATCCTCGCCTGGTGGTTCCACGGCTAGAACGCGAAATGGGGCCCCACTGGCGACTCGTCACGCGTCATCGCCCGACCTAGCGCCATGATTGCCGAGACAACCGGGTCAATCTTGTTCTGTGGCGCTTCCTTGTTCGGGAATACGTTCTCTTTCAGGTCCATCTTGCCGGTCGTGTTCCCTATCGCCCACGCCAGAATCGGGTCGCCGTTGTGGATAATCTTGCCGGAACGGATGAGCGCGTCCAATTCCTTCATTGGTTCAGACATCATCAGCACCGTGTTTCGATACTCGACCACCGGCAACCCTTCCTTCTCAAGCTGGGGGAACACCCCCCATGCACGGTTCGGATCGTGCGGGAACTCCTCGACCTGGTAGTCTCGGCAAAGTTCAATCGCCCGATCTTTGAAATCGTCAAGGTCGGTCACGTCCTCACCGGCCACCTTCAGCCAGCCCTGCAAATGCCAGTTCCGGTAGTGCTGATTCTCGGGCAAATCGAGCGTAGCCTCGGGAATGTAGTAGGTTCCGAACAGCGCATACCGCTTGTTCGGCAGGCAAAAGAGCTGCATCAGTGCTACAATATCGTGCTTGGACGCCAAGTCCCCGGCCAGATAGCACGGGAATTCCCTGAAATCCTCGGCCTTGATTTCCTCTTGGGCCAGCTTATCCCACTCGGAAACATTGAAATATCCCATTTTCGCGCTCACCCACAGGTTGAGATATTTCGTTTTGAACGCCGATTGCTTCCGTGCCGACTGTTGCGCAACCCGCAACTCGGCAAGAATCCGCTCTTCATTGATCGAAACTCCCCAGTTCGGATTGGCCTTCTTGAGCGATTCCTCGCAGTCCCATCTATCCCCCTCGTCAATCGTCCAAATCACGCAGAACGTCGTCTCGTCCTCGAAGCCCCCTGTGTTCTCAAGTATCCGCTCGCAGCTTTTCCAATCCTCCCGACACGGCCCCGCCACATCCGCTCCAGCCGTCGAGATCACCAGCGACAAGGGCTGGTCTCGGGCTCCCATACCTGTCTCCATCGTGTCGAGCAGGTCGCTGGTCTTGTGTTCGTGGTACTCGTCGGTGATGGCGCAATGCGGTGAGGCTCCATCCCCAGGCTTGCCAATGACAGGCTCAAATCTCGACCCATCTCCATCTTTCACCAGCGTCTTGGCATTCACTGTCACCCCGAGCCAACGACCTACCGCCTGCATCATCTGCCGCGCCGGCCGGAAAACCTCCCACGCCTGTTTTTCCGTCGTCGCCCCCGAATAAACTTCCGCGCCGTGTTCGCCGTCGCAGGTCATCATATAAGACCCGATCCCAGCCCCAAAGAAGCTCTTGCCGTTTTTCCGCGGAACGTAGATCCGCGCTTTCGAGAATCGCCGCTTCCCGTTCGACTTCTTGACCCATCCGAAAATCGAGCAAATAACGAATTTCTGCCACGGCTCTAGCCTCATTCGCAGCGGCTCGCCGGTCTGCGGATCCGGTTTCGCCCACTTTCCCTTAACGTGAGGCAGTTTTTCTAGGAATTTGCAGGCACGATTTGCCTTAGACGGGTCAAATTCATACGGCCAACGCTTCTTGATGCTGCTCGCCATGTCCCGGCGATGCCTCTCACAAGCCAGTTTTACCCACTTGCAAGCCGGAATCCGCCCCGAAATCACTCGATCAACGTAGGCTTCAGCATTCTCGACGTGCTCAAAGGTCATCGAAAGGGTTCTTTTCCTTCTTTTTCGGCACCTCGATCTTCCCCCTCGCCACTGCGATCGTGACTGGGAAAC